AATAACTCACCATTCCAGCCAGCATTGACAAGAGGTATTAAACATCGCACATAGTAGCAACCATCAAGACCTGATCCGATATAATATACTTTCATTATTTTTTAAGTAAGCCTTCAAAGCCTCTTTTTTCTGTAATATCTAATTGTTTTCCATCTGATGATAGAAAAATTCTTCTCTTTTTTAAGTCTCCCATTATTACATTCATATATTTGTTATTTGATTATTTCCATTTCTATGGCTTAAATCTCGCAAAATGGAGTGAGTTTAAGCCATAAACAATCTAAGCGATTATGCTTTTGTGATAATAGCAACTCCTGATGTTGCTCTGTTGAGAACTACTCCGTAAACCATATCAGCAGTAGTTACTGTTGATAGATATTCTGGGATGTAGTTAGATTGAACTCTAATACCATTTCCTTCCGCATAAGCTCCCATAGAGCCTCCTGAACCTAAGTTAGCAGTTGCAAAGTGAATTGCATCTTTTTCTGCTAAAGCATTGTATTTACCAGTTGTTCCTGAAACAAACTTGATGTTGTTAGAGATAAATACTGGGATACCGTAAAGGTGACCATCTGGTCTCTTTGCTGTTGGATCGTTTACTGGAGAGTTTATAGCTAGTGAGAATTTGTCAATAGCTTGAACTTGATTCCAGAATACTTTGCTGTCTAAGAAGAAAGCAGTATCCATTGCTGTATCTACATTAGCAGCTTCAAGTGTAGCGATAGCTGATCTGATGTCAGAGTCAGCGATAGCAGTTGTAGAAGCTCCTACTGATACTGAGAAAGATGAGAAAAGTGCCATGATAGCTTTTTCTAAATCTTTAGCAATAGTGTATCCAGCGTTCTTAGCGTATTTCTCTTGGAGATAGTAAGAATGTTTGACTTGAGCAGCTTCTTTGTCTTCAATAGCAAAAGAAACTTCTGGCCATGTGTCTACAGTTAGAGTAACTTTAGTCTCGGTTGGGTTGTTTAGAGTAACTGCAGCTCCAGTAACTTTTGCATTAGCAGACATTTCTGTCAAGTTTGGAGTGTAGATTACCTTTCCGCCGTCGCTTAATTCCTCGCTTCTATCAGCGAAGAAAGCAGCACCTACAAGTTTTGATTTATAAAAGTCGTTTATTTTTGAACCCCATAAACTAGGGATTAAATCAGCAAGAGTTGTTCCTGTTGATGTATTTGTTGGGAATGCCATAATAATTTATAAGTTTATATATAAGTTTATAACGACCTCCCAAAGTTTTATCTTCCGAATGATTTCTTGATAAATGCTTGATGCTCTTCTCGTGTCATTTCTGATACAGATTTCTCTTTCTTAGTGTTTGATGATTTAGAAGCTCCAAGATTTGATAATTCCTCTTTTTTCTGCCTCTCTAATTTTTCCTGATATATGTTATATGTTGCTGAATTTTTAGCTTCAGTTAGAGAAATATTTTCAATCTTAGCAATCTTTTTAACCATTTCCACATCCTCGTCTGATAGTCCTTGAGCATAGAGTTTTATCTCTTCTCGCATATCTGTCAAGTCGCCAGTCTTGGCTTCTATCTTTGGTTGGTCAGTTGTTAATTCTTTCTTAATCCTTTTAAGTTCTTCCTCAGCCTTTTTAGCTCTGATATAAAGTTTCTTATTAGTTTCTGAAAGTTTGTTTAAGTCCTCATCGTTAGAAGACTCATCTGTTGAAGTTTCTTCTACATTTGTAGTTTCCACTTCTTCCTCATAGTTTTCAATGTTTGTAGAGTCATTGATCTCATTTTCTTTATTCATATTGTTGATTTATTATTTAATTCGCAAATTGACGAAAGTTTTGATTTTTAAAAGGTTTACTCCTTCATCTATTTGGTATATATATTATATCAAACCATTTTTATCTGTATAGTCAAACTTCATTTGTGAGAATGCATTTTCTATAACTTGTTTGGCTTCATAGTATCCTGCTGCTTCTTTGCCAGAAAATATCTTAGCCAAAGCCTCCTCTGAAAGTTTCTTTAATAACTCTTCTCTCACTTTATTAAACAAATCTTCGTCTGCTACAAATAGTTTTATTTTTTCCATAGTTTTATTTTATATTAGCCGGATTTGATGCTTCCATTATTGCTTCTGTCTGGCTACCAGTTTGTTGAGTAGTCATCTCTGGTATTTTAGCTCCTTGAGCTTGTTGAACTTGTTGAGCCATTTGAGCTTGTTGAGCCTTACTTGGCATCAAGTCTATTGGAGAAATGCCAGCATCGGCGACTTCAACCATTCTATAAAAGATTTTAGACAAACCTTCATTTTCTAATATAGCCGGATTAGCACTTACTATTGACAAGATATTATTTAATGACTCTAATATTACTGCCTTATTCATTTGTTCGCCAGTTGTGATTATATCTACTTTAGCTTTAATATCTTTGAAATAATCTTTTGGTATTTTTACAAATCTTTTCTGTTTTGTTTCTCCGATAAAGTCTGAAGCTCTATTTAAGTTAGCCTGATAGTCTTCTGGAGAGATAATAGCCCCTTGTAGAGCTTGATTAATCATATCTTCATTGACTGTCTTGTTGATAAAGCCTTCGTCAATCTTTTTTAATTCTTCTTCTGAAAAGTCGGTAACTAAAGTATGTTCTTTGTTAAGTTTCTCTACTAGATATGGTATTACCCAGTCAGCAAAAACTTCTCTCAAGAATATTCCGAGTTCTTGTCTTCTGTATTGGAATAGTGAGTTAGCGTTTTGTGTTTGTATTGCTGCTAGTCTGAAAGGTGTGCCTGATGGTAAAGTCTCTCCTGAGTTAGTCTCAAAAACTGAAGCTATTTGTGAATACTGATTTTGCCACTCTGTAATTAAGTTTTTAAACTCTGGAATATTTCTTGAAATACTATTTAACATTCCTATATTTCTTCCTTGTTGTAGTTTCAAAACAGTTCCATTTTCTACATCTGTCAAAATGTTGTTTTGTAACAAATTATCATCTGAATAGAATACAACCTTAGAGCCTATTTCGTTAGCTTGCCTTTCTTGTAGTCTTGCATCATTTACCCATTGCTGAGCTTGGAAGCCCTCTTCTACTACTCCATAACCCAAGCCTCTGTCTAATACTTCTCTCCAAGCGAGATATTTATATGGAAGTTCGTTTTCTTTGACTGAGTGAATAACAAATTTCTTGCTTCCTTCATTTCCAGCAATTAAGTGATATTGATTTGAGTATTCTTTTTCGTTTCCTCCAATTAGAGTATCTTCAAAAATACCATGCATTTCATAAAGAGTGATAAACCCATCTTTGTCTTTGAGTTTTAAAATATCATGTAGCGATACATCCCCATTGAAGCCTTTGTATCTCTTAACAATTTCGTGTTCTTTTAACTTATGGATTTCTATGATATTTCCTCCTAATATGTCTCTTTGATCTGTAACTACTGAGTTCCAATTAACTACTTCAATTTTTAGTTTTCCTTCTTCTTTACTTTTCTTTAGCAATACTCCACCATATCTAGCTCTAATTTCTCCTAGTCTATTTAGTGTTTTTCCAAAGTTTTCATCCTTCATCCATAGCTGTAATTCTCTTCTAAGTAAGAATGATTTGTCAAAAGCGTCTTCATTGTCTGACAGAATTGTAATATCTTTCGTGTCTAAGTCTGTCGCTACTATTGAGAAATTAACCTTTGCATTTACTATATTGAAAAAAGGTTTCTCTCTACCAAACATATCTTCTTCGCCTGAAAGATATTTTGAATTTGAATAATAATTGACTTTTTTTATTGTCTGATATTGTGAAAAATATAAACCTGCTTCCAGTTCTAATTCTCCGTTATAATAATCTGATAAACTTTTGTCTAGTTCCTTAACCAGTTCCTTTGTGTTGTCCATATATATATTCTAATTATAATTAACCAATCCTAAACTGCATAATTCTTCAATACTCTATTTCTTGTCTGTATTCTCTTTGATAATTCCTCTTTTGATAATAAGTCATTCTGAACATAACCATCAAAGCCATATCTCACAGCATCCATTAAGTGATTAAATAAGTCTTCCGGCTCATTTAAAAATTTTCCATTCTTATCTTTTCGCCATAAATAGTTCCTATATTCTTTTATCAAATTAAGCGAGTGTTGAGTGACACTAATTCTCTGGTCTTGAATAAAACTTATACCTTGATTGATTGAGCCTATGCCCTTTTTAGCCCCCATTATGTTTATTCCATAACTTTTAATCTCATCGATACTTTTTGGCTCTGAGCTGTCGGCTATTGTTAGCACTGGTTCTAGGTTCTTTAAAAGATCAGCTATTTGTTTGTTTGTGAGTCCTTTCTGATAGCAAGTTTCGTTGAGAATATAGCCATCGTTGTATTTATAGATATCTACAATGGCTGTCGGATCGTTCGTATAGCCAAAGTCTAGCCCTCTTCTTATCAGTCTTGCTTCGTGTGGTATTTCTTCAATGATTTTCCAATCTTTGTAAATCTTGTCTTCAAGTTCTCCTAACTGTCCGAGTCCATAAACTTTCCACCAGTTAGCTCTG